TCGTTATATAATTGTATTGCCACAAAATATTAGGGTCCTTACGACATGCGGCGGCCCGGGTAAATTCGAAGCCCGTGTTTCAGCTAGCGTCAGCCTTAAAAGTAGGTAAAGTTATATCACAATGATGTTATATTCACATACGGTCTCCAGCGGTTAAGCTGTGTTAACCACGCTTAACGACCATTGTTGATAACGTTTTCAGAATTAGCGGCAATTAAGGGATGCTCAAAAGCAGCAGTTACCCATGCGTGTAAATCACGTATTGCAGCAGCAGTTGTAGAAGAAAATGGCAAACGCTACGTTGATAGAGACATGGCGCTAGAATTATGGAATCGTAATACACTAAGAACATATAGCGCAAAGGTAAGCGCACCAGACGACGTAAAGCTTAGCGACGATCAAATCCCTGAGCTTAACATAAGCAGGGAGCGGCGCGAGCATTACCAAGCAGAATTAGCAAAACTACAGGTTTCACAGCAACGTAAGGAGTTGTTACCAGCGGAAGATATTAAGAAGCAAGCATTTCAGCTTGGCCGTACTATCCGCGAGGCATTAGCTAATTTGGCTGATAGGCTTAGCCACCAGTTAGCTGGTGAGACTGACCCAACAGTGATCCATAAGTTATTGAGTGATGAACACCGTGCAGCACTGATGGAGCTAAGTGATGACGATCTATAGAACAGCGTTCATGAATGGGTTGCGGCCCGATCCAGTGTTAACGGTAAGCGAATGGGCTGATGCTCACAGGAGGCTTAGCAGTAAGGCAAGCGCGGAACCTGGGCCATGGCGCACTAATAGGACGCCATATTTAAAGGAGCCGATGGATTGCCTTAGCACTAATAGCGGCATCCAACGTGTGGTGATGATGTTTGCTGCGCAGACGGGCAAGACTGAAAGTGGCAGCAACTGGTTGGGTTATGTGATTGCACATGCGCCGGGTCCGATGCTGCTGGTGCAACCTACGGTAGAGATGGCAAAGAGGTTATCAAAGCAGAGGCTGGAGTCGCTTATTAGCGAGACACCATGTTTAAACGATAAGATTGCACCGTCAAGAAGTAGAGATAGCGGTAATACGATGTTGGCGAAGGAGTTTCCAGGCGGCATGATGTTGCTGACTGGTGCTAATAGCGCAACTGGGTTGCGGTCTACACCATGTCGTTATATTTTTATGGATGAGGTTGATGCGTTCCCTGCTGATGTAGATGGCGAGGGTGATCCTGTTAGCTTGGCGGAAAAACGTGCTACTACATTTGCTAGGCGTAAGATTTTACTTACTAGCACACCAACGGTAAAAGATTTTAGCCGTATTGAAGCTGAGTATTTACGTAGTGACCAGCGGCGTTTTTATGTTCCATGCCCTAAGTGTGGCGTAAAGGAATGGCTAAAGTGGGCACAACTTAAATGGGAAAATAATGATCCTAATACTGCGCAATACGAATGCGAGCATTGCGATGAAAGATTTAGTGATATACACAAACCAATGATGTTACGCGAAGGCGAATGGCGAGCTACGGCACCATTTGATGGTAAAACGGCTGGTTTTCAGTTATCGGGTTTGTATTCACCATTAGGGTGGCTTAGTTGGGCTGATATGGTTGACGATTTTTTACGTGCAAAGTCTGATGCACCAATGCTTAAGAGCTTTGTTAATACTAGATTGGCTGAGACATGGGAAGAAGATTATGCAAGCAAGGTAGATGCTGCTGGGTTAATAGATAAGTGTGAACATTATGAACCTGGCATTATACCAGCAGATGCATGGGCATTGACTGTAGGCGTTGACGTACAAGGTGGTGGCGGCAGTATTGGCGACCGCTTAGCTATTAGCGTATGGGCGTGGGGCCGTGAGGAGGAAGGATGGTTGGTGCATCACCAAGAGATATTTGGTGATCCATGCCGTGCTGATGTATGGAAGCAACTAGATGAGTTGTTGTTACGTGAATGGCCACATGCTAATGGTGGTGGGTTTAGGCCAGATGCAGTTTGTGTTGATAGTGGCGGCCATGCAACGGCTGAGGTTTATCAATATGCAAGAGAACGCGGCAGGCAAAATGTAATTGCAATTAAAGGCCAAAGCCAACGTGGTAAGGCACCAATTGGCAAGGCTACTAAGGTAGATATTAATAGCAAGGGCCAACAATTAAAGCGTGGCGCATTGGTATATCCAGTTGGCGGTGATACTATAAAAACAACGTTATTTGCGCGATTAAAACATAACGAGGCATTACATTTTCATATGGATACACCAGCGGAATATTTTGAGCAATTAACAGCAGAAAAGCAGGCGTTGAAGTATGTAAAAGGTTTTCCGGTACGTGAATGGGTAAAGAAACCCGGTGCGCGTAATGAAGCGTTGGATTGCTTGGTATATGCGTATGCCGGGTTGAACTGGTTGTATCAGCGATATGACAGGCGAACAATATGGGATCAATTAGAGCGGCGACTAGAAAGCAAGCCAAAAGCCAAGGCGGTGCTAAAATCAAGCAAACCCTTTGTTAGTAACTGGTGAACATTCCAGCACAGGTTAGGGCAGGCGACACCATCAAATGGCGGGATGATGCTGGCGTTGATAATTTAGGCAACACCATTAGCAGTGGCACATGGACGCTTACTTATTACTTGCGCACTAATACAGCAAGTGAAGGCGCAACAGTTGTAGGTACAGCGTTGGGGTCTGGTTGGGAATTTACGATTGCTGCTGGTACCAGTGCTGGTTTTGATGCTGGGCAATGGTACTGGCAGGCGATTGCGACTTATAGCACCGAAAAGCTGACATTAGGCGCTGGGCAATTGCAGGTGCAGGCTGCGTTGAGTTACACCAGCACACCTGGTGCATTTGATGGGCGCAGCCAAGCGCAGATTGATCTAGACGCAGTAAAGGCTGCGATCAGGGCGATTGTGTCTGGCGGTGTGGTGCAGGAGTATCGGATCGGCACACGTAATCTAAAGAAATATGATTTGGTTGATTTAATACAACTTGAAAGTAAGCTAAAGGCTGAAGTCAAGCGCGAGCAAGCGGCATCACTCCAAGCGCAAGGCTTGGGTAATCCACACAACCTATTCGTGCGTTTCTAATGGGCATTCGTTCTACGATTTTTAATTGGCTGCAAAGTGGCGCTACAAAGCCACGGCGGCGAATGTATCAAGGCGCTAAATTTAGCCGTCTTACTGCTGATTGGGTAACTGGTAATACAAGCGCTGATAGTGAGGTATACGGGTCGGCGCAAAAACTACGTGATCGCGCTAGGCAATTATGCCGTGACAATGATTACGCAAGGCAGGCATTACGTGCTATTGAAGGTAATGTAATTGGTCAGGGCATACCGTTTCAATCACAAGTACGGATGTTGCGTGGCAATAAATTAGATCAACCTATCAATGATGCAATTGAATCATTGTGGCATCAATGGTCATATGCAGAATATTGTCACACTGGGGGTAAATTATGTTTTAGTGATATTGAAAGGTTACTTATTCGTAGTATTGCAGAAAGTGGCGAAGTATTTGTGCGGTTAGTAAAGCAATCATTTAGCGGTTCACCAATACCTTTAGCGCTTGAAATTATAGAAGCTGATCAATTAGATGACGGCCTTAATGGCCGTAGCCTGCAGGGTAATGAGATACGGATGGGCGTTGAGGTTGACCGTTGGGGCCGCCCAATTGCTTATCACTTTTTAACTTATCACCCTGGTGATTATCAATTTAGTAATCAACAGATTTCATCACAACGTCATAACCGTGTATTAGCGGCTGATGTAATCCATTTATACCGGATGGACCGTCCAGGCCAAACCCGTGGCGCTACGTGGTTTGCATCTGCTATCCAGCGATTACATCATTTGCAAGGTTATGAGGAGGCTGAAGTAATCCGTGCTCGTGCAGCTAGTAGTTTGATGGGTTTTGTCACTAGCCCAGAAGGCGAGCTGCAAGGTGATGATGTAATGGATGGCGAGCGTGTTAGCCAATTTGAACCAGGCGTATTTAAGTATTTGCAACCAGGTGAATCGGTAACGGTGCCGCAGTTAGATGCACCAGATGGACAGTTTGAGCCATTTTTACGTGCAATGTTACGTGCAATGGCGGCTGGTATTGGTTGTAGCTATGAGACGGTAAGCCGTGATTTTAGTCAGACTAACTACAGCTCTAGCCGGTTAAGTTTGCTAGAAGATCGTGATCATTGGCGGATTTTACAAGATTGGATGATCAAAAATTTTCATCAACGTATTTTTGACACATGGATGGATATGGCGGTATTAAACGGCGCTTTATCATTGCAAGGCTATGAGCAAACACCTAGTAGATTTAAGATGGCTAGGTGGATGCCACGCGGCTGGGCATGGGTTGATCCGGTAAAAGAAGTATCAGCATATAAGGATGCGGTTAGGTGTGGCTTTAAAACACTAGGTCAAATTGTGGCTGAGCAAGGCGGTGATTTAGATGAGTTATTATTGCAACGTCAAGCAGAGCTGCAAAAATTAGCTGAAATGGGTATTGTAGTTGATACAGACCCAACACAGGTTGCCGATGATGGTGCCATCCAGGTGCCACCTGCTGCCCCCACCCAATAAGGATGATTCCGATGCCTAACGACAACGAAATGATGATCAGGTCACAGCCAGCAACTTTTGCTGTAGCTGATGATGAGCGGACAATGGAATTTCCATTTAGCTCTGAATATCCGGTATCACGTTATTTTGGCAATGAAGTGCTTAGCCATGATGCAGGCGCTGCTGACCTAAGCCGTTTAAATGATGGCGCACCATTATTGTTTAACCATGATCCAGATCGTGTTATTGGTGTAGTAGAACGCGGTTGGATTAATGACAATGATCGCCGTGGTTATGTATCAGTGCGCTTTAGCCAAAATCCATTTGCGCAAGAAGTATTGCGTGATGTAAAAGATAAAGTGCTGCGTAATGTATCTTTTGGATATCAAATAAACGAAATGGAGCATCGTGAAGACAGTTTTGTTGCTACCAGTTGGAATGCACATGAGATAAGCGTTGTTAGTATACCAGCAGACCCAACGGTCGGCGTTGGGCGTTCGCTCGACGTTCAACCACAACAACAACCCCAAACCATGGAGATTATGGACAACACGCCTGACGTTGCGGCGGTGCAGGAGGCTACTAAAGCCGAACGCAGCCGGATTTCCGCAATCACCGCATTATGCGACAAGCACAACATGGCTGACACTGCTCGGCAACTTATTGATAGTGGCCGCAGCTTGGATGAAGCCCGTGCTGCTGTACTAGATAAGATTGGCGCCAAGGTAGAGCCAGTAGCTGAAAAAGCTGCTGACATTGGCCTTACTGTAAAAGAAAGCCGTGAGTTTTCTTTTCAGCGTGCAATCAATGCATTGGCTAATCCTAGTGATCGTCGGATGCAAGAAGCTGCTGCATTTGAACGCGAATGTTCTGATGCTGCTGCTGCTAAAGCAGGCAAAACAGCACAAGGCATTATGGTGCCTAATGATGTATTGCGCCGCGATCTGGTAGTAGGCACTGCGTCTGCTGCTGGCAATTTGGTTGGCGTTGATTTTCGCCCCGGCAGCTTTATTGAGCTGTTGCGCAACCGTTCAGCATTAGCTGGCCTTGGTGTTGCATCATTAACCGGCCTTAGCGGTAACGTTGCAATCCCACGCCAAACTGGCGCTGCTACTGCCTACTGGGTAGCAGAGTCCGGGTCACCTACTGAAAGCAACCAGACAGTTGATCAGGTCAACATGTCACCTAAGACATGTGGTGCGTTCACTGATTACAGCCGTAAATTGATGCTGCAATCCAGCATTGATATAGAGCAAATGATTCGTCAAGATCTAGCTACAGTATTGGCACTTGAGATTGACCGCGTTGGTTTGTATGGTTTGGGTAATACCAACCAGCCTTTAGGTATCAAACTAACAACCGGCATCAATACAGTTAACTTTGCCGGTGCAGTGCCTACATATGCTGAAGTGGTGAGCATGGAAAGTGCAATTGCTGCTGACAACGCAGACATTGGCGCCATGTCGTATTTGATGAATGCATCAATGCGCGGATCACTGAAGACCACAGAAAAAGCATCAGCTACTGCTCAATTTATTTTTGAGCCAGGCGGCACTGTTAACGGCTATAACGCTGCTGTTAGCAACCAAGTAGCTAGCGGCGATATTTTCTTTGCTGTGTGGTCTCAATTGATTATGGGCATGTGGTCTGGGTTGGATCTAACTGTTGATCCTTATACCCATAGCACAAGCGGCACTATACGTGTGGTAGCATTACAAGATGTGGACTTTGCTGTTCGCCATCCTGTAGGCTTCTGTCGCGGCGCTGATACGCTCTGATGCTAATTCAGGTCACTAAGACCACAATGGTAGGCGGCCAGCTCGTAAGGGCTGGCTCCACCGTTGAGGCAAGCAATGCTGATGCTCAATTATTAATTGGTATTGGCAAAGCAATTACAGCTACGATTGCTGTAGATCCACAACCAGATCCCCAACCACCCAAACGGAGAACCCGCAATGTTATTCCAACAGACACTTGAAAAGCTAGAGCATTTTACGCTTTTAGCTACAACGACTATTACCGGTACAGGCAACCAAACTGGCGTTGATCTTAAAGATTATGACGGCGACATCCAAGTAATTTTGCTTGGCACTGCTGCTGGCGCTAGCGCTGATCTGACCTTCCGCATTGAAGAGTCAAATGATAACAGCACTTATACAGCAGCTACCGGTGGCACATTTACTGCTATTGGTAATGCTGCTTATAAAGAAGTGCTTACATTAAATCGTGACGCATTAAAACGTTATATACGGTTAAGCTGTATTGCTAAAACCGGTAATGCATCTAGCGCTGTTACTTGCGTTGGTTACGGTCTTAAAAAGTACGGCTAATGGCAATAACTGAAAACCTACTTGGTTTTCTAAACGATTTCGGCGTCAGTTGTACTGCTGGCGCCGTTACCGGTTTAGGTATTCTTGACATGCCATCGCAAATTATTGCAAATGATATGGTATTAAGCACTGATTATATGTTGACGGCTCGTGCATCTGATTTTGGCAATTTAGTATATGGCAATGCTATTACAGTTGCATCTGTTGCTTATACAGTGCGCGAGACTCGGTTGATAGATGATGGTTCTTTTGTTGAAATTGCATTGCAAAAAACATGACGACCAAACGCGAAACAATTATTACCGCAATACGTACAGCGCTAATAGGCACCACAGGTGTTAGCACTAGGATTTATCGAAGCAGGACCGAACCTATTACACGCGGCGAATCGCCTGCAATTGTTGTTGAGCCGCTTACTGATACGGCAGCGCAAAACACAAGCTTGCCGACATTAGACTGGAGTTTAACTGTACGTGTTGCCGTAATTGTACGCGGCGCCATACCAGATCAAGTAGCTGATCCAGTTGTTGAAAGCTTACATGCCAAAATAATGGCGGATTTAACGCTTGGCGGTTACGCAATTGACATCCAACCAATTGGTGTTACATTTGATATAGTTGAAGCAGACCAACCTGCTGGGGTTGTGATGTGCGACTACCGAGTGCAATATCGCACCTCGGTTACTAATCTCGCAAGTTAAACATGGCTATGATAGTGGATGAGTATTGGGGTCAAGGCGGGTCTTACCTGCTAGATCCTAAAACCGGTAAGCGTAAACTCATCGAGCGTACTGCCCCGGCTACCGCCAACACCGCACCTGAGGAACTGACCAATGCCATTACTGACTCGCAAAAGGCTGCTTCTAGCCAAAACTGAAGCTACCTACGGCACTGATTCGACACCAACTGGTGCGGCTAATGCCATATTGGTGCGCAATCTAGAAATTGTGCCATTGCAATCGGATATTGTGCAGCGGGAATTGATCCGGCCATATCTTGGTAATTATGAACAGTTACTAGCAAATACACGAGTGCAGGTAACTTTTGAAGTTGAATTAGCCGGTTCGGGTACTGCTGGTACTGCACCAGCTTATGGCCCCGTGCTAAAAGCTTGCGGGCTAGCTGAAACTTTGGTAGCAAGTACAAGCGCTACTTATGCCCCGGTTAGCACCAGCTTCAGCTCTGTGACTTTGTATTTTTTCCAAGATGGCATTCGCCATATTGTGACTGGCGCTCGTGGAACATTTACGTTGAATGGCACGGTAGGTGCGATCCCAACGATTGCATTCACAATGACCGGCATTTTTAATGCACCAACTGATACAGCGCTTGCGGCACCTACTTACACAAATCAATCAACACCTTTAGTGTTTAAAAATAGTAATACAACCAGTTTCTCGGCATTTAGTTATTCAGGTGCATTGCAATCAATTGACCTTGATTTTGGCAACGAAATTATTTACCGTGAATTGGTGGGCGGTACCAAAGAAGTTATTATTACTGACCGCAAGCCTGGCGGCACATTGCAAATTGAGGCAGTATTGCTCGCCGCTAAAAATTACTTTACTGTGAGCACTGGATCGACTACTGGTAGCATTACGTTGCAGCATGGTACCACCGCTGGTAACATAGCGACGCTTACAATGGCTCAATCAGACCTAGCCGATGTATCTTATGCCGACATGAACGGCATCCAAATGTTAAACCTGCCTTATGTTGCAACACCAACAGCAGCAGGCAATGACGAATTATCCCTTGCCTTTACCTAGACATCATGGCATTTGTTCTTGCTCAATCCGATAGCTACAGTTGGCCTGTTACTGTTGAATTTCCGGTTGATGGTGGCCGCTTTGAAAAGCAAACTTTTGACGCTGAATTTAAGCGGCTGCCACAATCACGAATTGAACAAGTAATTGAACGCAGCAACACAGACACCATTAAGGATGTCGAATTTGCGCGTGAAGTAATTACAGGCTGGAAAGGTGTTACAGATGCCAAAGGTGCTGATGTGCCCTACAGCAATGAAGCATTAGGTAAATTGCTTGATGTGCCATTGGTTTCAGGTGCTATTGTGCAAGCTTTCTTTGCTAGTCTGACTGGAGCAAAAAGAAAAAACTAGAGGCCGCTGCTGAGCATTGGGCAAGTGGCGGCGTTATAGATGATACGGCAAAAGATGCGGCAGGATTAGGCATAAACAAGCCCAACTTGCCGCAGCAATCTACTAACTTTGAAGTATGGGAAGACAACTGGGGTACAGTTGTAATGTTTTTACGTGTGGAAACGCAATGGCGTTTTGGAATGAGAGGTGCTACTGGGTTAGACTATAATGCGATCAGATGGGTGTTTGAAATGTACGGCGTCAGTGACCAACGCGAGATGTTTGAAGGCTTGCAGGTCATGGAAGCTGCTGCATTAGGAGCGATGAATAAAAATGGCTAATCCTGCAACTGAATTTACAATTAAGGCTCTAGTCAGTGGCCTTGAACAAGTTGAAGGTTTAAAGTCTGCTGTACGTTCTTTACAAAATACAGCGCAACCAGCAGCGGCAGATATAAATAAATTACGTGATGCAGCTAAATCTTTAGGTAATGCGGCTGAAGCATCAACAAGTGATCTGCGCACATCGGTAACAGTATTAAAATCATTAAAAGATCAAGTTGCACTTACAAGTAAAGAATATCGTGATCTTAGTAATGATTTAAAAACAGTAGAAAATCGTTTTAATGCTGCTAATACAGCAGCTAAACAATTTAGATCAAGTGCTGGTTCAGTAAGTGGAGGGACAGCAGGTGCTGCCATCATGGGGCGTCCTGCTGAAAGGTTAGAACCTGTTCCAAGGTTAGGGTTCCAAACCAATGATCCTGAATATTGGCGCAGGAAACAACAAAACATTGGTGGCCCACAATTGGGTCCGCAACAATTAGATTACGAGGCTACGACTAAAGGGTTCACAGGGCTTGAGTTAGCGTTAGACCAGATGAATAATATAACCAATAGAGGGCGCCAAGAGAAATTACAAATACAAGAAAAATATAATCAATTAGAAATTGAGCGACAAGATGCTGCATTTAAGAAACAGCAGGCACAGCATCAACAACAGGCCGATATTGCTGGGCGTGACTTTCTCGACCGGGTTAATAATGCCGCATCAATTAGAGAGAAAGCAGAACAAAGAATTGCGCAACGCCGTCAACGACTTGCTACCGCAGGTCAAACTGTAGGTGCTGTAGCTGCTGCTGGTGTATTTGGAGGCCCTGAAGGTGCTTTAGGCGCGACCATAGGCGCTTTTGGTGGCCCGGGCGGTGCATTAGTTGGTGGTGCTATTGGCGCACAAGTTGGCATGTTAAGGCAATCCATAGGTGACACCGCAACCTATTCGTCTGAAATTACTAAATTAAATATTGCGTTAAAAGGCGTTACAAAAACGTCCGACGAATATGCGGCAGCACAAAATGCTATTAGTTCAATTAGCACATCTCTTAACGTACCGATCAAAGAAGCAACAGCAGGATTTACAAAATTATCAGCATCTGTTATTGGCGCTGGCGGTAATGTAAATGACGCGGAAATTGTAATGCGCGGGTTTACTCAAGCAATTAAGGCAACTGGCGGCGGAGCTCAGGAAGTTGCTGGTGCAATGACAGCATTAACGCAGATATTTTCAAAAGGAAAAGTTAGTGCTGAAGAAATTAATCAAATTGCCGAACGGTTGCCTGGAGCATTTACTGCCATCGCCAAAGCCGCTGGCAAAACCGGTCCAGAGTTGCAAAAAGCGCTTGAGAACGGAGAAGTTGGCCTTAATGATTTAATGAAGACAGCGCAATATCTTACGAATCAATACGGGGCTTCAGCCAACAAAATGGCGGCATCAACAGAAGAATCTGGCGCACGCATGACAGTTGCGTTGGATAAAATTAAATTTGAAATTGGACAAGCGTTTCAACCTATTGGCTCAGAATTCCAGGAATCAATAACAAAAATGGCCAACGCTTCAGTAGCTGCATTAAAAACATTTAAAGAAAAAATTGATGAATCAAATAAATCAATAGCTAATTTAATAGGCAATGACAATTTAAAAGGCATACAATCTTTCTTCCAAACAATTGTTTTAGAAACTCTAGCATCAATCGACCCATTAACTAGAGCTTATCTTTTATTACAAAAAATAAGGGGATCTATTCCTGAGGGAGATCCAAATCTTACGCCGCAAGAATTAGGCAAAACTGGTTATGCTGGTCGGTATCCAATCCCGGTTAAACCCCCATCAAATTTACCAGGCCCAAAACCAGATGGTGACGATAAAGCAGCTAAAAAAGAAGCTAAATTAAAACAACAGATAGAATTACAAAGAGAATTAAATGATATTGAAAATCAATTTAATGCATACGAATTGCCGCGATTAAAAAACTTGCAAGAAACGCAGTTGCAATTAGCGGCTTTAGCTAAGGATGCCAACGTTGAAGCAAAGAAAAAATTGCAATTAACAGCTAACGAGCTTGAATACCAGCTAGATGCTTTGAAAATCTCTAAACAACAAAATATAGAAATAGCAAAAAGTAAAACTATTGAAGATCAAAGATTGCGATATGCTCAACTGCAAGGTATTGACGATAAAGCGCAGTCCGAACTGAAAAAACTTGGTTTAACGCGTGATCAAAAACGAAAAGCTATAGAGCAAGGTGTCACATTAGAATTAAAAGAGCGAGAAAAAGTAACAGCCAAGCAATTAACCGATTCGCAGCGTTTATTTGCGGTATTAGAAGACCAACTAGCAATTGCACGCGCTACTACGCCAGAACAAAAAATACGCTTGGAATCACAAGCAAGAATTAATGAACTTAACCGTAGCGCAGTCGAATTAAATAACGAACAACAGGATCAAGCTGTAAAATTGCAAAATACTAAAAATTTAGAATTACAAATTTTATTAGAACAAATAAATTTAAAAGAACGGTTGGCAGAGTTAGATCCATTGCAACAATTTATAACTCAATCAACAACGCAATTAGAAAACCTTAAAGGTGTTGCTGTATCTGTATCCCAAGGTATTGGTGAAGCGCTAGGAAATTCAGTTAGTTCTGGCATCCAAGGCTTGGTTGAAGGTACTGCAAATGCAAAACAAATATTTTCTGATTTCTTAAAATCTATTGGTCAAATATTAATACAAGAAGGCTCAAAAATGATTGCCACTTATACCGCGATTGCAATAGCAAAATCACTAGCAGGGTTATTTGGTGGTGGTGGTAATGGTGGTGGTGGTGCGAGTGCAGGATTTAAGATGCCTGAGATAGCGCCAGGAGTAGGCAGTCTAGGCTCGCAAAGGATGTTTGCTTTTGCCGCTGGCGGCAATCCACCAGTTGGCAGGCCATCGCTGGTCGGCGAAAAAGGCCCTGAGCTATTCGTGCCACGCACCTCAGGCACTATTGTCCCAGCAGATGCTACGGCAGCAGCAATGGCGCGGTATCAACGCCGGAGTGGCAGTAGCGGCAGTAGCGGTAATAGCAGCAGTGATGCAATGGGCGCTGGCGCGGCGGCAACTCCTGTACTATCAATGAGCTTTGAAACAACTAGATTCCTAGGGCAGGATTATGTCAGCACTGACCAGTTGCAGGCAGCGATGATGGCAACAGAGAAGCGGGCAGCAGCGGCTGGAGCAAAGGCTGGTGCTGCACAAGTTACCAGTAAGTTGCAGCAATCACCGGCCTATCGCAGACAGGTAGGTTTAAGATGAGCGTATTTGTTATTGGTAATTTTGTTACTTTTACTGATACCGCAGGTGGGATTACAAGATGGCAGAACTTTTTTTCTGAAGGGCAGGTTACCTTTGCAGGCAACATATACCAGCTATTGCCATTTAATTATCAAGGCGCACAAAAAACAAAAAGCGGCGATAACATATCTAGCCAGCTTACGTTACCGGCAAACCCATTAACTTTGAACTGGGTGCAAAGTGCAGTAAATACTGGCTGGCAGGTAAATGTGAAAACATATCAGCTTACCGACGCTTACGACCCATATTTATTATTAGGTGATGAAACCTGGATTGCGACTGGATTAACGTATAATACACAAGCGGTCGAAATGGAATTAAGTAGTGCGCTCGATGCAATTGGTGCGCAAGCGCCTAATTTACGAATCAGCCGTGAAGCCGTCGGCGCATTGCCAACCACGGGCGCTATCAGATCCGGCTGATCTTATCGGGCTGCCATATCGTTTAGGCGCTGAGCCAGCACGGCATGGCGCTACAGACTGCATTAATTTATGCCGGTGGGTATTGGGATGGTATGGGATTGAGGCGCCAGTACCAGCCCGCAGTTGGTATCGGCGTTTACATGCAGGTGATACCTCTATATTCAAGGAGCAATTAGACTTATGGGGAACACCAGACGAAACTGGTATTATTGCGTTAGTGCAAGCTGTTGACAGTTTTGGACTAGCTGTTTTCTACGACACCGGATGGCTTCATTGCAGCGCTATAACCAATCGAGTGGTATGGTCACCAGTCGTCAAATACGAGGCGCGATATTGCCATGGGAAAAGCAATTAATTGATA